ATGTTAGTGATCAATATAGATGTGATAGCATAACTTTTACCTGCAGGAACAGTTAAAACATCAACTGTACCGTTTACTTCTGTGTTTGTTATTGCCATTGTTTCTCCTTAAAATAATAAGCCGAAAAGCAGTGCTCTGTTCTTGCTGATCACTTCTCCTCTTGTGTCGTTTGTATTTACAAAATATAATCCTGTATCACCTCCTGCTGGTGATTTCGCATACAATTTAACGCCATTTGTATCAAATAATGGGTCAATAATTGGATCTTCATCCACTGCTACTGGTCTGTTATTAATAACAAATGAGTCATTTACTCTTACTGATCCCGTACCAGGTGCTACCAGTTCTAAATCCTGGTTGGAGTTTAGACCAATAATTTTATCATTTTCAAAACGTATGTTCCCTATGTCAGTAATTGCTTGATAAATTTCTAACTTTGATGGTTCCCATTTAGCCACCAATGTGTTGTCTAATTGAAAAGTAAAATTAGAAATATTGCCAGTAGTGGAATCATCATTAACTTTAATTTCAGAATCACCATCCACTATTCTTGGAAATGCCGCACCTACCACTATGGCATTTACTTCATCATCCACATATTTTTTGTTTGGAATATCATTGTCATCACTCAATAAACCTTCGTAACCTGCTCTGATCACTCTTAATGTGCCAGCACCGCCTGGTTGAAAATAAATTGCATTGGTGTTGTTGATATTCGCTAATCTCAATGCCAGCGTGTCGCCTGAAGCAGAAACCAATTTAAATGATCCAAAGTCTGGTCCTTGACCTTGGGTTTGTCCTACTCCTGGACCTTGTGAAGTGGTTTGTGTGTTGGGATCATTCCACGCAATTTTTTCATCGTAAACAAAACGCACATCGTCAAGATTACCTCTGTCTACTCTTATACCCGATTCTTGATCGTTATCTGTGACACTGTAACCAGTCTCGCCTTTGTTCAATAAAATTTCGTTATCTTCAATGTCTAAATTTGTGGTGTTGACTGTGGTTGTTTCACCTTCCACAATCAAGTCGCCTGTGATTCTGGTGATACCTGTTGTGCCAGTATCTTCCAGTTACACCTGTATCTAAAATAATCTCATTAGAGTCTGACACTCTAATTTTGTAATTACCTGTTTCTAAATAAACTGTTTTCGACATCAAATCCTTTTTATTTTAGGGAGTGTTGCCACTCCCTAAAAATTATTGAGCTATAATATTATAGTACATCAATGTTTGCGATACCATCTGCTGTTAAATCTTGTTCGTCAGATTCTTCAGTTTGTAATGTGTATGGTAAAGTAACTCTTGTTGTAGGATCGTTATCAGCCTGTACATCCACTGTTCTGTTTTTTAATTTAACAGCCCAGTATAAAGTTGAACCGTCTGATCCACCGATCAAATCTCCAACTTGTACAGCAATGTCAAAAGTTCCTGCCACTAGTGCTGGTGATTTACCAACCAGTGTACAAACTTCTGATTTACTACCATCTGATGCTTCTACTAAAAATTTTCGAGTGCTTCTTTGGCGACTAATAAAAATTCTTACACCGTTTTGATTGTCAGTGGCAGTTGATCCGTCTGCCCATTTCACGTTTGTTACTGCAATACGACCAGGCGCATTACCGATCTTTCTTTTTTGTATTGGTCTTCCCATTTTTTTTCTCCTTTTTGACGTTCTAGGTCTACGAGGTTGTGTCCCCATAAGTCCAGTCTAAACTGGCCCAAAACATATGTTTACAAGAGTATTTATCGTTTGCTGAGTGATGCTAATAGTTCTACTTTTGAGAATTTTTTTGCTAATTCCAGTGCTTGAATCAGCACCTGATTGGCTTCATCTAGATAGTGTTTTCTACGTGTTCTACGATAATCCACCAAGATATTGGTGTATTCATCATACATTTTGTTGAGGGTGTTTTCCAAACGTTTGATATCATTGATGAATATGCCGTGATTTTTTTTCCAAATTTGTAATCTGTCCTGATATTCTTTGAATTCCAGCAGTAGTGCTTCGTGATCCATAACACTATTTAAAATCTTTCACAAGGTCTCTGGTTCCATAAGACACCATGAATTTTGCACCTGCTCTGCGATACACTTCTGCTATTTCCATTTGATGTTGAAGAGTGGGCAATCCTCTGTATTCGTCACTCACCTGATAAACTCCTACAGGAGTGTAGGTTCCTGATTTGATCATACTCAAATCACTCAAACTGTGTTGTGCTGGTTTTAACAATATGTAATCTGCTTTTTGTCCTAGATATTGATTGGCTGTGGCAATCATGCCCCAATTGTCATCAATAGGTAATTGATATGTTCTGCCAGATGTAGGAGTACTGTCTGCTAGATCTCTGAATGAACTGTAAAACACACTTCTGTATTTCACATAAGCCATCACTTTTGTTTTGGTCTCTGCTTTTAAGTTTTTCACTGTGTGTTCACCCATGTCTGATGGTGCAAGGATGTCTGCGCCTGCTGATTCTAATTTTTTACCAAGATCAATCAGCAATGCTTCGCTGGTGTCTGGTTTGTCCAACACTCTACAGTGTCCATCTGGCAGTGTGGAACACAGACACACATCCACAATCAATTCTATGTCTGGAAAACGTGTTTTGATTTTGTTCACAATGTCTTGATTGAAACTCCAATCAGGAGTCCAAGTTTTTGTGTTGGGTGTAATAAACAATAAGAAACTGTCCACCCCCAAGTCTGTATCTTTTTGGATTCTGTCTAGTATTTCTGTGTGAGACCAACTGCTGTTCTCAATGCCTAATCCAGCCGACCTATTGCTATCAGATTGATTGACAAAAATGGGCTGGATCAGTTGCATGGTGCTTACTTCTTCTCTTTTTGAGGAAGTGCCGCACACTGTTCTTCATTTGCTGGTAGGCCAATGTTTTTATCATAGACCCAAACATATGAATAAGTGATCTTGTCACCATTCTGTTCACATTTTTTTCCAAATGCTACTCTTGGTTCTTTGATTGCACAGGCACTAACCATAAACAATGAGATTAATAGTATCGCGATATTTTTCATTGTGTTCCTTGTTCGTGTTTCTGCTGTTAATTATAATGGATTTTGATTTGTTTGTCAAGTCTTGAAAAAGTCATAAAAAAAGGGGGCCGAAGCCCCCTTTAGTGTATTCAGTTATTTTAATATTAACTAAATGATACGTTGCTTAAAGCGATCGTTTCAACATAGTCAGCCGCGTTACCTAATGATGACGCTGTGTTGTTTAACTCTACATAACCATATCTAGTCATGAAAGAAACAACTGGCTCAAAAGTTGATGGATCAAGAACAACACCAGAAGACATTAATGGAATGTATGGGCAATAGAACGCCGCCGCATCCGCTTCTGATGATCCTTTGTAACCAACTAGTACTTGTGAATTCAAGCCTGTAGCCGCCGCATACGTGTCAACGTATATTTTCATCGCACTGTTTAAAGTTCCAACCATTTTTTGGTTAGTTGGTGCTTCAAACGAACCTTCAGTTGTTCTTGCGAACGCTGAAGTTGTAGCAGACTGAAGAACAGTTAATGCTTCTGGTGATACCACCGCAAAGTTACCTGCTCCACGTCTTGTGTTCTGTGCAATTTTATTTGCCGCTCTGTTGATTAACACAGCCAATGCCGCGTGTTCATCACCTACGAAAGTCGCAGTGCCTGATACAGCCGCTTGGTTGAATGTTCCTGATGATGCCGAACCAGCAAGTGATCTTAATGAAGTGATAACTTCTTGGTCGATCTCAGCAGTAATTTCTTGTGCTAATGCCGCCATGATTTCAGCCTCTACATCAATACCTTGTTGTGCTTGTGCATCTTGAGCAGATTCGAATGTCCATCTTGCTTGTAACTTACGAGTTTTTGCTTCAACTGTTTGTTTCAAGATTTGGATTGACATTGCTCTGCCGCCTGTACCTTCTTTAGAAGCAGTAGCATCACCTTTACCGGCAGTGCCATCTCCTGAATAGGCTTGACCTATTTTAAATGGAGATAATGCTTCGTCGCCTGCTGTTACATCGTTATCTGTACCAGTAGCGTCGTTAGTACTTGCGTATCTTACTCTTAGTGTGTGGATTTGACCAACTGGGCCAGTCATTGGTTGAACTCCAACCAATTCGTTAGCGATCACAGTAGGCATAACCCTTCTGATCACCGGTAGGATCACTCTGTTTAAAGTAGCCACGTTACCTGCCGAAGTAGCACCTGCTGTTGCCGTCTCTGCCAAATACTTTCTAGTATTTTCTAAAGTCGACTCCATTACTGCTCTTCTGTTGCCTTTTAGGCCTTCTAGTAACGCACTCTTTGTGTCCTGCCAGCGAGTTTCTGTTAGTTCTGACATTGTTTTTTTCTCCTTTTATATACCCGCCAGTCTTTTAATGTCAACTAGATTAGAGTTGAACTGACTGCCGTTTACAATGTTAATTTGTTTGTCGCCTGTTACTTCTGTGCCTTCTCTCAATGCCTGTTTTTTCGCTGGAGTCCTACCGTTTAATACAGCCGGTATGTACTTTTCGAATTGCTTTCGTAAAGCACCCGTCTGTACACTCTCCAGTAAGTTGTTCATTATATCTTTTTGTTCAGAGTTCAATGGTTTTGTTAACTCATTGATCACTTTTTCTCTCTCTGCCGCTTCTTTAATCTCAGCAATTTCTTTTTCTTTTGCTTCAATGATTTGTTGTTTCTCTTCGGCAGTCTTTTTCGCTTCTTCCGCCTGTAGTTTTGTAATATCAACTACTTTTAGAAGTTTGGCTGTTTCGCTCTTTTCATTCAAGAATGATTGTGTGTATTCTTGAGAGTAAGATTCAAACAGTCTGCGACCAAAGTCATTTTTGCGAGCCGCGTCAATGTCTTCTTTTAATGAACTGATCTCTTGTTTAAGAGTTTTGCCCACTATTTCTGACACTTTTTCAGCACCTTTTTTCACAAAGTTATTTCTAACTTTTTCAAAATGTGCTTTCGCTTCTCTGATAAGACGTACTTTTGTTTCAGCAACGTCTTTTTTGTCTTGTTGAAATTCAGCGATTTCTTTAGACAGAGCCTCTACCACAAACTCTTCCAGTTTGACAAAGTTTTCTGCCATAACTTTTTGATCTGCGTGTAACTCAGCAATTTCGCCTTTCAGTTGTTCAAACACAAACGACTTCAATTTGTCTGAATGCTCACGGATTTGAGTTGCATACTTAACTTTTTCTTCAGCAAGTGCTTTCTTGTCCGCCGCAAATTCAGCCATTTCTGCTTCGATTCTTTCAGATACCATTTTGTCAACAGCGTCTGTTAAATTTGCTTTGTCGTGTTCATACTTCTCAGCAAATTCACTACGAAGTTCAGCAGTAGCCGCCAGTTTGTTTTCTTCAACTTTCTGGTTCCATGCTTGTTCGATTTCTGCTCTGATCTCTTCCGAAATTGCTTGGTTTTCAAAAAGTGATTTCAGTGCTTCTAACATTTATTTTTCTCCTATTTAGATTGGAGTTTTCCAATTATGTTTATTAGTTGTTCCTTGAGATATTTTTGTGCCTGTTGGTCCCTTGCTGTATTAAATGCCTTCAAACCACCTTTTGTATTCATAAGATGCTCGTAAATTGGTGTTGGATAAGCGCCAGGCGCCGATGGTTGAGCAACTATATCGATGGTGATAATTTCAAAATCTGATACTTGTCCGGATCCGTCTTCTTTGACGTTACCAGAACCCCTACTAGACACACCCAGTTTCACTCCGCTTTCCAGCATTGTTTTAACCAGTTGTCCCATAGGGGTTGGTAATACTTTTAATTTTCCGTATCCGTTCGGTCCGTCCATCCACATTTCATTTACCATGTGAGATACACGGTCTAGGTTTATATTAAGTCCTTCTGGATGATCAACTTCGCCTAACACTGAATAACCGCCAGTGATCTGGTCGTTAAGTGTGCTGACAGCCCTTTGGATTTCGTTAACAGGATACACTCTTTGGTTGGCGTTTTTAACACCACCTTGAATGCAGATACCCTTCATGTAAAGGGATTTACCGTTGTGTTCATCCTTAGACTCGACGACAATACCTGCCTGGTCGAAAGTCAGCGTCTCACGTAGTTGCAACATCAGTTGTCCTTACTATACCTTATTAACTGCCGATTGTTGACTTTGCAGATTTATCGTCGTCTGCTTTAGTCACGGCCTTTGGTGCCGCAGTCAATTTTACTTTACCACCTGGTACATTGATGTTACCTGCGTTTTCTTCTTTAGCCTTTGGTGCTTTAGAACCTTTTTCTTCACCACCTTGTACTAAATTTTTCGCTGTACCACCCATGTCGTTTTTGCCAGCAACTGGTGATTTAGAGTTATCTGAACCGTCTTTGTGTGCTACAGAAACTTTGTTCACATATTCTCTGATTTCTTCACTTGCTGTTTTTGGGGTATTGCTTTTTGACTCAACTGCTGGTTGGTCACCAAGTTCAGGAGCAACTTCTACAGTTTCTCCCTCTGCATCTTGACTTACGATTGCTTCGTCTTCTTTCTCTTCTTCAGAGTCTTCGTCGTCGCCTTCGTCTTCATCCTTATCGCCCATCATTTTTTCAAATTCGGCTTTAAGGTCGTCAATTGCATCTTCTAGATCAACTACTCTGTCTTCGATTTCTTCTTCACCTTTTTCAGAGTCGTCGCCATTTTCTTCGCCGTTTTCGTCACCTGCTGGCATTTCGATGTCGCCAACCATGTCATCAGTTGCGTCGCCACCGTGTGCTTCTGCTGGTGCTACTTCGGAATTTTCTACATCTACAAAAGATTCATCAGTTGTTTCTTCTTCATCTTTTGAAGTTTCTTCAACTTTGTCTTCTTCTTTAGACTCTTCAGAAGTTTTTTCTTCTACTTTGTCGTCTTCTTTTGCTTTATCTTTAGACGCTTCTGTAGTTTCTTCTTCTTTGTCTTCTTTAGATGCTTCGTCTACTTCGATATCTTTGATATCATCTTCTAATAGACCTTCATAGATTGATCTTGATTTTTCCACAACGATCTCATGGAAAATTTCTTCTGCCGCTGTTCTGTCGTCAGCGATCAGTTTTTCAAGCATTTGCTCGAATTTACTTTTATCTGTCATTGTTTTCTCCTTGTTAACAAATTTGATAAGACTGTCATGTATTATTTAACCTGTAGGGCAAAAAATAGGTAGATAATGGGCCGATACAGCCCATTTTGACGCCGATTTTACAGCCTATAGCGTCTTTTGAACTCTTGCACAGTGATTTCACTGTAATTTGCATATTTTTTAAGGTCTGAAGCCTCAAAAACATCAGTACCTTCCGGTACTACTCTTATATATCTCTTCAAGGAGTTCTTCTGCAGAACAATGCAGGTTTGTCGGTTCCAATTGCCGTGGTAGGTGGCCACGTCTGTATTCTTTTTGTAGTTGGGTGTGTCACCAAATATATTGTTCAATCTGCCCTCCTTGGTGCCTGTGAAGTCGAAACCCAGAATATAGATCAGTTGATGTCCATGTTTGGAGGCCAACCACAGTGCTGTGGGCCCTGAAGACCAGCCCATACTGGGTTCAAAGTAGTTTAATTTGGGAAATTTCTTATATGCTTTGTTGGGATTGGTCCATACTGGCATTTTCAACTGAGCACCTGCTGTGCAGATCTCATTGATCATCTTGGCATCCACTGCCACCAAGTAATCTGGTGTGAACGTTCTATAAACTG